GAGGGCAATAAGCAAAAGAATTATTAAAAAGTCCGTCGTTTACAGCTAAAGAATAAATAACGTCCGCCCAACTTTGAGTCGGGTTAGGCTTAGAGATTAAATCGTTTACCCATTTATGATTATCGACTGTTTCGCCATTTTCGTTAATTAATTTTGGAATAGCCGAAGAGATCATTAAAGCCCTCTTATTTATTATGGTTCTTAATTCAGGAATTTTAATGTAAAGATCATAAGGTTTATTCGTATCTACCCAAACAGGATCGCTATTGCCCCAAAAATCGCTCGACCTTTGGTTTACGTATTCCATGAATTTGTCCGTTTTACCACTTGAAAAACCTAATATATCCGTCCAAAAATTGCTATCCATTGTAAAAATTTTTTTATAAAGTTACGATTAAGTCGTAAAATTACGTAAATTTGGGGTAAAATTTGTTATAATGAACAAAGGAATTAATCAATACTCGGTAAAATCTACCGAAAATTTCGTAAAAGATCTCGATTTATCTAAGCGAGAGGTTGCTGTTTACCTATCTAAATTCGACGTTATTGACTCGGATAATGACATGATAATAAAAGGGGCTTTTAAAAAATCAATAGATACTAGAGGAACGGGGACGAACTCAAATCGAAAAATTGCTTTCTTACGACATCACGATTGGACTCAGCAAATAGGTAAATTTACTAGAATTGAAGAGGATAAAAACGGTTTATTTGCTGTCGGTCAATTAGGGACATCAACAAAAGGCGAGGACGCTTTAAGAGATTACGACGAGGGAATTATTAACGAACATTCTATTGGGTTTCAATACATACAGGACGAGATCGAGTGGGTTGAAGATAGCACAAAAGAAAAGGACGGATATTTTTTAGTAAAAGAGGTAAAACTGTTTGAGGGTTCGGCTGTAACTTTTGGGGCAAATGAATTTACAGGCGTTTTAGGCGTTTCTAAAGGTATTGAAAAAATAGATCGGATAAAAGATATTACAAGACAGATTGACGTTGTTACAAAGGCTCTAATTAACGGACGCGGGACTGACGAACGACTTTATGACTTAGAAATGAATTTAAAATTTTTAAATGCTCGGTTGATCGACTTTGCAATAATGGATAATGTAAACGCCAAAACGGAAACCATTTCGCAAATTGATAAAACACCGACTTTTGATTGGCAAAAACTAAATAATTTAATAAATAATTAAAATTTAAAAACGTGGAAAAAACGGAAAACTTAACACCTGAAGAGGTGGTTAAAAATTTTGAAAACAAGATCAGCGAAAAAACAGCTAATTTAGTTTCAAAAACAGAATTGGCTGAACTCAAAGAAGAGTTAACAGCTATTAAAAGTATCGCAGAAAACGATCAAACGGTTGAGTTAAAAGCTAAATTCGTTGAATTAGAAACAGCGGTAACAGGACTAAAAGAAACTTCTAAAGTAATCGAAGCGAAAAAATGGTCTTTAAAAGAGGCAATTTCTCAAAAAGCTAACGCTATAAAGGAAATGATTAGCAACAAATCAGGAGTTGTAATTTTGGACGTTAAGGCTCAAATGAACCCTTCGGACATTGGAGATCGTGATGATTACGCTACTTTCTTAGAGGGTACAGGACGTAAGCCTGTTAGGGCTATTAGAATTGTCGATCTTTTTAGACGTATTTCGGTTTCTACTGAGTATGTAAAGTATCGTGAAGAGGACGTTGTAACAAGGGACGCTAGTGTGGTTGTTGCGTGTGCAACTTCGACATCAACGACTAAGAAAACGTGGGTAAACAGAACGGTTCAAATCGCTAAAATTAGAGATTTCGTTGACGTTTGTATCGACATGATTGACGATTATTCGTTTGTTGCTTCAGAAATTGATCAACTTGTAAACGAGTCTATCAAACTAAAAGAAGAAAGCGAAATAATGTTAGGTTCAGGGGCGATTTTATCGGTTGATAGTATCTCGTCTGTATTTGATCCCGCTAACGTTCTAGCACCTTATACGGGGGCTTTTAGTTCGGCAACTTTGGCAGAATTAACAGGGGCGATGAAAGCACAAATTTATACTTTCGGACAAGAAAATTCTTGGAACGCTGACACTATCGTAATGAATTATAACGATTGGGTTAAATTTATGCACCAAAAGAACGCTGACGGAGATTACCTTTTACCTAATTTTGTTATGACAGGAAACGCTGTTCTAAACGGAATGAGAATTGTAACTTCGCCTTTAATTGTACCGAATACATTGTATGTTTTCGACTCAACAAAAGGAGAAATTTTAGATCGTCAAGGGGCAACTTTAGAAATGTCTTACGAAAATAACGACAATTTCGAGCATGAGATCGTAACGATTAAGGCTGTTGAAAGGTTGCAATTTCACGTTTCTACGATTAATCAGGACGCTTTTATGAAGTGTACCGACATCGCAGCTAACTTGGTTCTAATTACAGCCTAATTTAATTATAATCTAAAACAAAAATCATGGCTAAGAAGGTAAAATTTTTAAGAACATTTGGGGACTTTAGAAAGCATAAAGAGTACGTAGTCGCTGAGAAAGTGGCGGTACATTTTATTGATAACCAAATCGCTGAATTGATCGAAAACATTGGCAAACCCTGTGAGGACTGTGAGGACTGCGAAGATTGTAAAGGTAAAAACAAGAAAACACCAAAAGAATCGGTAATTAAAACAGTTAAAAAAAAGAAAGCCCCTATTAAAAAGTAGGGTGCTTTTTTAACTTTTGTTATGAGTTTATTAAATATCACATATTTAGATTTCGAGGGTAAGTTTTCTTTACATTCAGGAATGTACGAACAGGATAAAATTAACGACTACGTTGATAGGTATGAAAAAATATATCTTATTAAATTACTAGGCGTTGATCTTTATAATCTTTTCGTTGCTGACTTGGTGGGCGGAATCCCGACAGATCCAATTTATTTGGCTATTTATGAAGCGTTTGAGTATGACTCGGGGAGTTGTGGCGATATAACAATAAGCGAGGGAATGGTCGATGTAATATTAGGAGTAGTTTACTTTCAATATTTAAAAGATCAAACGACTCAGGTTTGGGTAAGCGGTCAAGTTTCGCCAACGGGGGAAAACTCGAATAATCAAAGTACGCTTAATATGATGATGTACACTCGTTATAACGATAGTATAAGGTCATATAAAGCTATACAGCGATTTATTTGTGATAATCTAACAGATTACACCAACTTTAACGGAACGAGTCTTAAAACTGCTTATTGGATATGATCGAGGCAAGTGAATATATCGAGGAGATTGTTTCTAAAATGGATGTTACCATTTTGGGAACTTACGATATAAGTACAGGTCGAACCTTGTTTTGCGATACTAAATGGGCTAGAGTGGGTAAAACCATAAAAGACTCTTTAGGGAACGACTATAAAATAACTGAGGTTGAAACCGATGTTTATATCGTAGCTGTTCCTTTAATTGATCCTTTGTTGACTTTGGACGGTTTATGCTATTTAGAAACCCCTTTTTTTATGACGGGGACGAAACTAGCAACTAATCGAGAATGGTCTATCGCAGATAATAATTTAGAGAATAAACTACCGTTAATTTGGTTGCTCGAAATTATAAGCGAAACAGGGTATGGTCGAGGATCTTCTTTTGATCGTGATATTGAGGCGAAAATCTTTTACTTAGATGAAACTGATCCGTCGCAATATTACACAAAACAACATAGAGATCAGGTCGTGAAACCAATGCAAAAGTTAATGACTGAATTTTTAAAAACTACGGACGGTATTCGTGAATATCAAACCGTTGATAATTACAGATATAAAACATTTTCCCGTTTTGGAGTAGAACAGGAAAACGGTGTTTTTCAAAACATACTAGACGCAAATTTATCGGGTGTTGCGCTAGAAATTACTCTAACTCGATATAAAGTAAATTGTAAATGTTAATTAATATAAAAAATAAAAAATATGATTGGTTGTAATTGTAATGCGGGTTTATCTAATACAGGTCGCCCGAATTGTGTACCGTTGTTCGGTATAACAAGTTCTATGATATTAGTACCTATAACGGCTAACGACGGAACAAAAAATGGTTTAGACTTGTCTGCACCTTTACCCTCTTTTAATGGGTTGGTAAACGAGGCTGACGCTTCAAAACGGTGGTTTCCTTTACCCGCGTTTGAAAATGTTGAACTTCCAAAGGCAGACTCTTTATTTGAAGAGGCTAACTCGGGACGACAAGTATTTTTACGTCAAGGTAAAAGATCATTTGCGGGGGAGTTATGGGCTGAAGATAGTACGCCTACTTTCTTGGGAAAATTGGTTAAAAGTAGATGTGTTGACTTCGGAATGTATATCGTTGACGTGAACGGTAACTTAGTTGGCTCTGAGGATAACGGTTTCTTATACCCGATACCTGTCGATAACCCTTCGTGGGATCCGAAATTCATGTTCGCTACTGACTCGACTACTCAAAAAATTATGTTAGGTTTCGACTTTAACAGATTATTTGACGAAAGTTCAATGTACATGATTACGGTTTCTGAGGCGGGGCTTGACTTTACTAGCTTAGAGGGGTTAGTTGACGTTAATTTGTTAGGTCTAGCTGTTTCGACTACTGACGCAACGTTTAACGCTTCATTTGACTACGGAACTGCTTTAGAAAAAATAATCTATCAGGGTGCAATTTTACCCGCTGATTGGTTAGTTACTAACGTTACTACTGCAACGAGTTTTATTCCTGACAACGTAACAGAAAATCCTGACGGAACGTATGTATTAGATTACAGCGTTTCGGGTACGGTTTCTGTTGGAAACTCAGTTAAAATCGAGGTTACTAAAAACGGTTTTGACGGAGATAAAACAGGAATTGCTGTATAATGGAAAGCGTAACTGTTGGGAAAGTTAGTTTTAAGACTACGACGCTACAACAATTATCGAAAAAAGAGGCTCAGGAGATCTTTAAAAAAATCGATAAAATTGTAGTTAGTAGGGCTTGGGACATTGCGAACCCAAAAGGCAAAAAGAAAAAAGCCTCAAAAAAATGAGAATTAAGAGGGCTGAGAAATTAGCCCTCTTTTTTTTTAATATTCAACACCAACGAACAACTTAAAAAATTAAAATGATCGGTCAAACTGCAATAGACGAACACATGAGAAAGGTTAACACCTTATTCGATAGTGTGGCATGGTTTGACTCTCACAGCACGTTAGTTAAAAAAAGTATCTTAGATCTTATTCGTATTAATCAATTATACCAACAAGGTATCGACGAAAACGAGAAAGTAATCGGCTATTATTCGGCTGTTACGGATATGATTACTAGGGGACAAAAAGCTGAGGGAGATCCGTTCACTTTAAAAGATACAGGCGAGTTTTATAGGTCAATGTATGTGGTTGTATTAAGGGACTCAATAGTGATCGAGGCGGACTTCCAAAAAATGGCGGATCAGGATTGGTGGACTATTGATATACTAGGACTAACGCAAAAAAATCTCGAACTTTATGCTCAAATGGTTAAGGAAAACTACATTAAATACGCCCGAAAGGTATTGGGAGTCTATTGAGGACTTTCCGCTTTATAATTGGATTAAATGTAATAAAGGGGAGTTTAAATATACTAGAATAGGTAAAAACGGAAACGAAAAAAAGGATAAGGAAACATGGGTAAAATTATACGATGAATATTTAGCTGTTTTCGGGTTAAGTAAAAAATATGAAAAATATCTTTTGTTATGTCAAAAAAAAGCGTTATTACAGGCGGAATATATTATAACAAAAGAGGTATTTAAAAAAACAGAAATTGAACTACAAAATGCAAAAATAAAAAGTTTAGAGGTTTATTTTGGGGACGGTGAAAAAATAGAGGTAATTTTAATGTGGCTTAGTAAATTTCTAGGGTACAAAGTTGACAAAATACAGACAAGCGTAAAAGAATATTTTATATTAATCGAAGAGCATGGGAAAGCAAATAAAAAGGTCGGAAATAGCTGAACAAGATCTATACAAAGAGATCAGGGAGTCGGCAAAAAAAACGGTAACACAAATAGATAAGTTAAACATTAATTTAAAAAAAACCGCTGAGGTAATAAAAACCGATCTTTCCGCACCTTTGCAGAAAACAGTTTCGGGGTTGTCAAAATTAAATACTGCTGTAACTCAAATGAACGTTACCATGACGGAGAGTGTTAAGCTAGATCAGGCAAAATCGGAGGCTTTAAAAGTTCAGAAACAAGCGGAACAGGAGATTTATAAACTAGAGCAACAACGACAAAAGGCTTTACAGCAACAAATGAACACCGAAAAAAAGGTGCGAGTTGAAAGCGAAAGGTTGGCAAAAATTGAAGAAAAAAGAACTAAGGGTTTAAAAGATCAAAACAATGCCTATAAACAACTTGTAATAAAAACGAGAGATCAAAAAAACGAGAGTAAAAGATTAGGGGCTGAATTATTAAAACTAGAAAGTTCGGGCAAAAGAAATACAAAAGAATATCGAAACCTTGCGACCTCTTTTGATAAGGTTACAAGGTCGGCACAAAAAGGGGACAAAGCCCTCAAAAAATTAGACGGACAAGTTGGCGATAATTTCAGAAATGTAGGGAATTATTCTAAAGGATTGTCGAAACTTAAAAGTGGTTTCGCCTCTTTAGGGTTGGCTATGGGCGGGGCTATGATAATTCGGGACGTGTTTACTGTAATAAAAGACTTCGATCAGGCACAGGCAAATTTAGCGTCGGTTTTGGGAGTTTCTCGGGACAAAATGTCGGCTTTAACCGAACAGTCGAAAGAGTTGGGGGCAACGACTAGGTTTACAGCGGCACAGGTTTCGGAATTACAACTCGAGTTCGCAAAATTAGGCTTTACTCAGTCGGAGATCGAGGGAATGACTGAGGCAACGTTAGATTTGGCGGGTGCAACGGGTGCGGAACTTGGGGAAACAGCGGCAATCGTAGGGGCAACTATGAGAGGTTTCGGACTCGATGTTAGTGAAACTCAAAGAGTTACCGACGTAATGAGTAAGT